GTAGTTCAATGGTAGAACGAGAGCTTCCCAAGCTCTATACGAGGGTTCGATTCCCTTCGCCCGCTCCAGAATCTCCCCTTGTGGAGCAAGCATTCTAAAATGCTGCTCTGCCAGCATGTTACGCAGTAGTGCTTACTAACATGCTGAGGCGTTCTACCATAGTTCACTACTTTGACACTTGTCACGAATGGTTACTCGGTGAGATGAGAGTGTAGCCAATCGTCGGCGGTGGTTTCAAGTTCTTACCGCGATAGCCCAACAATGAACGCAAAGCCTACACCAGGCAGCGACGGATCGCACTTCTCATAACCTTACAGTGAAGCGCATTTTTTGCCGATGCTCCCACATGCCACACGTCGAGATGACGTTGCAGGGAATAAACAGGTTTTATGGTGGTGATGCTCCGGTAGCTACAGATCCGGCTCTGCCAGCGGTTCGGCCTCGCTCCTTCGGGTACATGGTCATCCTGATAAACTTCACTGTCTGACATAACCCTGATGAAGTCGCCTAACGGCTCCGCACGTTGTCTTACCACCAACGGGCAATAAGGCTTGTATTGTCAAAAATTTGCGCTACGCTACCTTTGATTACCCACAGCAAAGGATAAAAATTATGACAAAAGAACATTTTAAAGCGGCTGCACAGTTTGACGATTGGGAAGGAAGTGTTGCAGCAGATGAGCTTGAGAAAAATAATTTCAGCGACTTCTTAAGAGGGAAAGGAGTACTCAAACAAGGTGAAGTCGTCAAAGGCATCTCCCTTTATTCGGGTGTACATCGCTTTGATGTTGAAGCGTACATCGCTGATGATAAAAACTTACTACGGAAAGAAGACATTCAGATTACCCTTGAAGAATTTTTCAAAACGTTCAAAAGGTTCTCTATCAAAATTTCTCGCAAAGGGGAATTTGACGATCAAGAAATCGAGTTCAAAGAGTGATGTGGAGGGGGCATTGCGCCCCCTGAAGTGTTAAAGATTATCCTCTCAAAGCCCGTAGCCACATCATTAACAGGTGTAGCTGGCTTCCTGTCATAGCTGGCACTTTAACCGCCCTGCCTTGTTCTACGTTGCACAGCGCGAGCGCTAACGCCATAATGTGATGATTCGACATTTCCTGATCTCCGTTGGGATTGTTGAATACGGCGGGGGCTGTCTTCCGGCAAGTTGCCAGCCTTCGCCACTTCTTCATTTACAGCTCTTCTAAGGTTTGTTGGTAACAGATGACGCTGTATCGTCGTCCCTGCAAACTTCACTACCTGCGTATAAACGCACACCGTAGCACCACACCAGATAAAGCTGGTGATTAGCTCTTCTTCCTTTTTCAATACTCATCTCCGAGAATTGCACCTAAGAAAAATTCTGTTTGCTCTTCGCTGCCTTTGACGCTGTAACACTCGATAGCCTTTCTCATTTCGCTTTCGTCCGTGTTACCAGCCAGCCATTCTATCAGGCTTTCTAAATACTCCTCCGCTCTGTTCACGTCGTGATCTTCTGGTAACACCTTGATTGCATCTGCCATGAAACAGGCTTCTACGTGGTCGTAATGAAACAGCAGGGCAAGAATACTTTCTTGTTGCCATTGTTCAGGCGTTTTCAATCCGTAACTGTTAGTCATTTGATACTCACCCATTTACGATCCTCGTTCGGTGTTGCTTGTTGAATTGCATCTTTCAACACCTGTTCAAAGTTCACGCCGTGCTCCTGGCTTCTCTGCCACATGTCCAAAAATGCTACGGCGAATTTCAATTCTTCTTCGCTCTCAATAGGACTGAAAGCTGTGGTGTGTTCGTTCATCTCTATAATCTTCATACTCATTACTCCTCTTCAAAGGTCATTGTGTAGCGGCATTGCTGCGATGGTCTGATCGTCACTGTCTCCGTATAGTTGGCGTTGCTGTAAACGCAGATCTTCGCGTTATCTGTCTCCTGTTCATCACTGAGAATCAGGGTTATCTGTCCGGCATTCGCCAGGGCTGGCATGATCCCCAGCGTCAGCACAAGATATTTCATGTTTACCTCCTTATAAGTCCATCTCATTGATCACACGGCTAACGGCTTGCTTGTCTAAATCCAGATAGCGTCTGGTGTCGGTGATGTTGCTGTGATTGAGCACAGTCATAGCGAGGGCAATGTTATTTCCAGAACGCCGATAAAGAGCATTCCCCCCCGCCTTTCGAAAGCTGTGTGCTGATACAGTGCCATAAATCCCGATAGCTTTAGCGGCTTCTGCGATCTGCTTACTCACTTCCTCGCGTCGTACAGGTGCTTGCTTGTTCATCGAGCGGTTACGTTGGCTCCTGAACACATGCACATCATGCGGAAACTCAGCACGGCGACGTGCGATCATCTGCACCACTGGAGCCGGAAGGGTGAGGGCTTTACGCTTCCCTGTCTTCTGTTCTTCTATGTCAATCTCACCGTTGATCACTTCGTCGAAGCGCAAAGCGACGGCATCACCCACACGCAGTACGGCGGCTTGCATTATTAACGAAACGTCAGCTATCAGGCTCTTGTTATGAGCGTTTAGCCACTCCCTGATCGCTTTAGCTTGCTGTTCGTCTAACACTACTGCTCTGTTCAATTTACCCTCCTTCAAGGTCACACATCTAAATCGATGAAATAAATATTATGATCAATTTCAGTAAGTTGCAATACAAATGATCAAAAAATGATCGTTGTTGTGTGTGGTAGATGGCGCGATTGTGTCCACTGCTGAACGCGAAGATCAGGCACACCCAGATCGAAATCTGCATGATTTTGAAATATCTTCAACAAATTCATAAGGTTGGCATTTATAAACATGTGTTTGGACATTGCCAAATCATCAGATCGGCAAGAAGAACAGCGGTGACACCGGAACATCACACTACCAATGCTTGTGTGTGGTTGTTATCTATCTCATTGATTTAATGGTGGTAAATGTAGAGTCGTTAGGCGAGGGCGGCGCTAACCTGCCTGTATGCACAGATTATGCGGAGTTTATGCACTTGCAACTGATTGCATCATGAAATGATTAGAATGCTAATGAATTGGCGGGTTTTGGCATGAAAAAAGAAACATCGTTTCAATTTAGAAAACTCGTTCAACGAATCTGGCACGGGTGCAAAGTAGTTTTCATGACAAATGGCGCTGTATTCAGCACTACACAACGGTTTGGCTAAACTGATCATTCTGACAATGAAAGTGAACAATCTACTTTAGCTTACATTTACCCAGGATCTTTACCTGTCATTTAAGATAGGTTTTGACGTTATTAATGTGGGGGTTCGATAGGGATAACCTAATATTTTCCTCTGGCTGTTCTTAGGATTGTTGCATGTGCGATTCGTTGGGTGAAGGGCGAGGGTCTACCGTTGGGTGAAGGGCGACGGTACTTTGGATAACCCTCAAATTGAGGTGCATTTGCACCACTGAATCGGAGAAAGTAACGCTTTGGTACTTTCGTAATACACGGGAAAAAGCCGACTGTTCAGAAAGGATACAGGGGAAAAGCCCGAGTATTCGGCACTCCAGATCCCAATGAATACCCCTATCAAGATTGATACCCCTATCAGAACTGATACCCCTACCCCTATCAACTTTGACAGGAGTACCCCTATCAAGTCTGATACCCGATAAGAATAAGTTAATAACAATTAACCTAATAAGAATGATCTTTATTCTTTTATGGTTTTGCGCTTGTCGCAAAGATCTTTTGCCTGGCGTCTCTCGCCGTCACTCCTGGCAAGCAGCCTTACTTCGCTTCCTTTCGGGCTACGTTGGCTGGCCTCGTTCCGCTCACGACGCAGCAAAGCGTTACTCTTTACCTTCTGGACTCGTGCAAACTTCGTTTCTGACGAGAGTCAGGCACGAACAATTATTTGCCATCGGCAAAGTACCGTTGCGCTGTGCGCGGAATTACCATCTGACCAACCAACTACCGTTGATTGACCATCTGATAAGTTGACTAACCTCAACCATCCATTCATGAACTAACGTTCACCCATGCAAGGTTTCAGTAAGTCAGTGGCTAAGGCTTCACTGTTCGCTGATGGCTCCAGTTCATCCAGCCTCAATCCAATACCAACACCTACTATCCTGATAACTACCGTTATCCCTCTGTAGTTGTGCTATTGGTTTCGGTAAGTGCCAGAGGGCGCACAGGAAGCCCGTAGAGCGATTTAAACAGGGTAGGGAATGCAATGGTAGCCTGAAAGCGTCAGAACGCCGCAGAGAGCGTTACAGGCTGTTTTTCGTTGTTCTTGTGGCTGTCTTCTCTGGTGGCAAGTTCTACCACAAAAACAGATTGACATCCACTGTTTATTTTGTGTATAAAGAGCACAAATCGCAAAGCAAAAATGCAACGCATTGAAAATGATCAAAATTTTTTCGAATAATCACCGTTGAGGGGTTGACAGATAGGTAAGAAAAATGTTATAGTACCCATGTAGCATAAAACTTTATCCACATAATCTCTTAATGCGCTTTGAGCCGTCAGGCTGCAAGGTGTCTTTTTTATATACGCCAACCATAGGAGGCCACACTGAGATACTTTGACGTTGAAGACACACTTCAACAATTGAAAGACGGAACCACCAACCGTTACCGCATCCGAGCACTACGCAACGCTTGCCGCGCTCGTGGATACCACGAGAGGGAAGCCTTTCTCACAGAAGTATTGAAGCGCTGGGATGAAATCCGCACTTCGACCACTGAATAATCTCACGAAGGAGAAGACACGATGAAAATCAATTTCACAACAGAAACTTACGAGGCGTTGATCAACCGTGCCAACAAAGAAGACAAACCCGCTGCCGCTCTGGTATCGGAACTCATAACAGCGATCCTTAGCAAAGAGGAAAATAATGAAGACAACAAAACACGAAAAGCTATTCCTGGCGATTGACTATGATTTACTCGGAATCACTTCCGTAGAAGTTAACGGCGAAACTCACGAAGTAAAACTTCACCACAAGATCGTTTATTCCTATCTGCAAAGCCTGTCCGGTACATTCCAACAAGTAACCCCTTCATTAACTGGTATTGGTGATCGGCTCGGACTTGGTACAGATCAAACTGTACGCCGCCACATTAAAGACCTCGTGTCTTTTGGTTGGGTGCAAGTTGTTAGTGAAGGCCGAAAAGGGATGACGAACATTTACATTGTTCTGCCATATCACCAGAAGCCACCTGTAACAGTGTCTGACGAAGTGCCAGCCCCTGAGCCAGTGAAGACAGTAGAAACCCACGAAGACACACCAGCGATAACGCCTCAAAGAATCCGTACTTCTGACGCAGTGAAACACCTGTTTGAAAATTTGTCACAACGGCGAGAGGACGAGAGCTTTTATTCCTGGTCATCAAGAGTACTTCAACGAATCGGAATAGATCATTCAATGGGAATCGAGCAACTATTTCAGGAAACACACCCGTATGAATACACCCAGATTGAACAATCAACGATACCATTTTAACGGAGACCTAATTGATACAATACATAAAACTGAACAATACAAACCAGATACAGATCAACGATAGCGGGAAGGGCGTTTATTATGCGCTTATCTGGTTCTGGAAAGGAAGGAAAACCAAAATTTCCTACGGCGAGCTATCTGATAAATCCGGTGTAAGTGACCACGGGATCAGGTTCTGGCTTCGTGCGCTGCGCAACATTGGTGTGATTGATATCGACGATGAAAGCCATTATCTATCATTCACGCTGAAACACATCGAACGAGACAATGTAGAATTTATCTACTCTGATTTCTAAAACACACAATCGGGAAACTTTTATGATCATCGCTATGTATTGGTTATTTGCATTTTACGCAGTATGGACATTAACGAGAAAACACGGAGTTTCCCCTCTACGAGGAATGAATGGGACGAAAAGAACGAAATCCAATTAAACGGATAGAACAAGCAACACGCGCCAGCAAACGTAAATACACCTCTTCTCTACAAGACCTCGCACGAGAGTCTATTCCAGGAGAATGGATCACCGAAATAATAGAATACCCTGCAACGGTGCCCGTAGGGGCTGAGTTTGAACTATTGCAGGATGTTTTAGCATCTTCGGATAACGTTTATTACAAACCACGCCGCCGCCGTGAATACCGTGTTGATTCATCGAACCTTAAGAAGTGGCAGCTATACGCAGAAAACTATATTGACTGGGTGGGGTATTCCCAAACTAACGGCCTATCTAATCACATACAAGATTTTGACACCCTATTTGATACCAAGGAACATTATGACTCTTAACACTATGGACACCGTGAACACAGTGAACACCCTAATTAACTCTTTCCACGATATCTGGCATTTACCAGCATTGCAGCTTGTTAATAGGGCGTGGCGTGAGAGAACGCCCTCCGCGCTTCTGGAAGCGATACAATACACTGAACAGGCAATCACTGCCCTTGAACATCTGCAAACGTCTGTAGCTCGTTTGGTGCAGCGTGACGGCAGTACGATCACACCAGAAGAAGCGTGGCGTGTAGCTAATGACCTTGAGGAGCTTGCTTGCTCTCTGCAATACATCACCGTTGAACTCGGAGAGCTTTCCATCCAGATCGCGGAAGAATGCGCATAACATAAAAGTTAATAAATCGCTTGACATATTGTGCTATTTGTGTCATAATTAGAGTTATAGGGTAAGAATTCGAATCACTTCTCCCTCCTGAATGCCGTTTCCCATAGCGGCACTCTTTCCATTCGAATGTTCTCTCTGAAAGTGTTGGTTCTTTCTTCTTTGTCTTGTTTAGTTCCGAAGGAATGCGCGGGATGTAATGTCTCGTTGTGTTGGTATTGCATCGCAATCACCGCGCATCTCCGACTTTTTCAGAAAGGGCATTCGCTCTTTACTCATTCATTCCGTTAGGGTGAATGTAGTCAGACTGAATAAACGCCGTCAGCGGTAGTTACGTTCAGGCTGGCAAATCTTCTATTAATACACTCCCGAAAGTGTCCGGTAGTAGATAGATAAAGAAAGCCTCATTTTATTCCTGGGCGCTGCTACACGCTTTTAAAAATGAGGAGCAATGACGGGCGATCCTTCTTCTGTTATTCGTAACAGTTGCGCCCTTCATTATTTTAGAAGTCATTCTTTAACATCATGATCCTCCGAAACGAAAATGATTTTAACAGAATGCTTTCTAACAAGGGCATATCTCCTGGCGACTTCGGTCGCCTTTCTTACGCTCAATGCGTAACAGAAAAGTTAATAAAACGCGAAGGAACAACATGTTTCTATTAAATAACAAATCGCGTGTACTCAAATATAAAAATGATGTTCTCACCGTCAATCCTCAGATGATTGAGATGGTGGCTCAGTATGCTGGTTGTTCGGTTGATGAAGTGATCAAAGCGATGGATACATATTTTCCTAACGAATCACCAAAACAAGAAACCACTATTCAGGATTTGATTGCACGTAAAGTAAATAAGGAATCAACCAAACAATGATTATTGACCTATCAGAAGTCTTTCCGGTACGTAAAAGCTACACAGATATTGTGAGTGCTGCGACCGACAATTTTGCAGCAGTAGACAGTAAAGTGTTTGCTTCTCTTCCTGCTGATGTGCAGTGCGGCGATGTGCTCGATATCACTGGCGCTCTCTATACCTCTGGGAATGTGGCTTATGTCGTCGTCTCAGACTTCGTTAAAGCTGGAAGTAATAAGCCTGTGAACGTCCTACGCGCTCCCAACGTTGGATCATACGTTGCCCTCAAGAGCGACAATCTCAACGCAGCTAACCACGCAGCAGCGATCAGCGCATTACAGGCGCAAGGCTTCGCCACTCGTGAATTTTTCACCTCTTAAGCAAGGAAGATAAATAATGATTATTGGAAACGAGCGTATCGACCTTTCCCCGTTATTCCAGCTAACCAGCACCAGAAATTTCCTACTCAGTTCTCTAAATCTCTTTGATGGTGTGGGCGTTTCTTCTCATAAAGTTAGTGTGTCCCGTCTGCTGGAAGATAACACCAGCCTGTTCAACCAGCCTACGGCGCGTTTCTCAAACGAGCATAACACCACGCAGCGTCAGAGCGGCAAAGAATGGCTAATCGAGCTTCCGTATTTCCTTCGTGAAGATCTGATCACTCCGTCAGATATTCAGGGCAAGCGTAAGCCAGGAAGCGATATTCAAGAAACAGTGACGGACATTTACAGCGATTACATGGGTAAACACGCTGTAGCGTTTATGCGAACCCGTGAAAGTTACCTCGCACGTTCTCTGTTCTCTGGTCAGGTTTATACACCTAAGACAGACGATCTGTTAATCGACTTTGGCGACCTGTTCGGCGTAGCACCGATGAATGCCACTCTTGATCTGTCAGCTACAGATAGCAGCACTCTACGTGCGATTGACGATATGGTGAGTCAAATCACCGAAGCGGCACAAAGCCAGGCGGCGGCAGTGGAGCGAATCCTTGTCTTTGCTAAGTCCTCGTTCTATAGCGATCTACGTTTCAGTCCTGCGATGGAAGCGGCTTTCCGCTATGTCAGCCCACTTGATGAAGGGAACGTAGTGTTCCAGCATCGTGAACTACTGCCAGGTGTAAGCACCTTTTCGATCCCTGGCTCAAATGTAGATGTGATCAAGGTGACAGATCCGCTCCTGATCGCACAAATGGGTGATGCCGACGCTATCGCCATCCCGCAATTCGCTAAGGGAAGTGGTATTTACACCAATATCTACGGCGCGGCTTCGTCAACGTTCGAACTCCTTAATGCTGCACCTGCGGAAGTTTATAGCTGGAGCTTCGAAAGTGAGCGCGGAAACACGATCAACGTGATCTCGGAAAACTCAGCACTGCCAGTTAACCACGGCCTGAACTTCTCCGTTCACATTAAAGCCTCAGAATAACGAGCGATAGACGGTAGTTCTTCCCGTCTTGGAAAATAACAGAAGAGCTTTTAATCAGGGGCGTAGGGAACTGGAACACGCAAAGCAAATGCGCCAGCCCTTGCCCCTTTTTTATTTCCAGAATAAGAGGAAAGATAGATGCAGGTAGTACTAAAAAGCGCGGGGCTTCACCTCGCCGTAAATGCTGAAACAGCAGAAGAGTTATTAAATCTGGCGGGAGTGTGTCGTGTGCTTGAAATAGATCACGGTCATCTGCGTCAGTTATTACACCGTGGGCGTAGTGTATCTGAGGCACTCAACTACCTGGTGAGTAAGAAAGGTGGTGGTAATGCTTGAAATCCACACAAGTTCTATCAAGAACACCGTGACATTCAGCGTTGATCGTAATTCAATGAAGGAAGCTATGGACGCTTTCGATCAAATTCAGAAGAAAGCTAAAGGCATTAAAGACCCTACGTTGAATATGAAAAAATTCAGCCAGGGGCTAAAATCTGCTGAAAGGGAACTCGATAAGCTGAATAAGAAGGCCTCTAAGCCACGTAATAGCGATGAACGAGAAAAGGCAAGGGCAGCTAAGGCGCAAGCCCGTGTAGAGGCTCAAGCAGCGAAAGAGGCCGCGAGAAACGCACAGCGCCGTGAACGTGCGGAGCTAAAACTCCTCGACACCGCGAGCAGCTTTAGAAGTATGCACCACCTTACCAATGTTGAGCTTACACAGGCCGCGCTTGCAGCTTCACGGATCACCAAAGCCTATGCAGCAGGAACTATCTCTCTACAACGCCAGAACAGCGAGATTAAGCGTTTACAGCAGAGTTACAGACGCATTAACGCAGAGCGTAGGGAAGCAGCTAAACGAGGCGCTACGGCTCCTGTAGGCGGTTCTGGAGCGATTACAGGCGGGCTTATGGGCTTAGGCACTGGTGCGCTTGCTGGCGCTGGTATTGGTGCGGCGGCTTATGGCGCTTATTCATGGGGGAAAGAGGCTGTTACAGCACAGGAAGAGCGTAGTGAAATTGTACAACGTGCGAAGCTGGGCGGGGTGGATTACAACGTTTTGCAGGCACTTTCGCAGTATGCCACGGCTAACGGTATTGATTCCGGTATGGGAATTCAAGGACAACGTAAGCTACTGGACTCGGGAAAAGACGTCTCCGAAAAGCTGGCAGACAGCTACACCAACAGCACCTTTGATAAGAAGTCTGGACAGTGGAAAGGCGGAAACGCTGCTGTAGATACAGCCCTGAACATGGGATTCACTAAAGACGATCTGAAATCCTACCAATCCAATCCGTTTGGCTTCGTCTCTGCTTACACCAACACCATGCAGGGGAAAGGCTATTCACAAGAGCAAATCCTTCATAACCTGGAAGACCTTGCAGACGATTTAGGCTTGTATCACAAGGCATTTTCTAATCAGGGCAAAGCGATCACTGATCAGGTGGACGTGCTCAAACGTAATGGTCAGTGGTTGAACCAGGAACAGCAAGATCAGCTTGTAGCCTATCGTAAGTTTAACCAGGAGCTTAGCATTCTCTCCGATAGCCAGAAGCTGGCATTCTTCGAAGGGTTTATGTCAGAGATTGACCCTGAAACCATGCGAGAGTTTAAGGAAGCTATGCAGGAGGCGTTACCCTTCTTTCAGGGTGTCGGACGGGCTGCGGGCGATGTGGTGGATGGTCTGATGAAGCTAACCAACTGGATCACTGGAAAGCTAAACCTTCTGAACGGTGACAACACCACTAAAGAGGCGGTGAGCCAGCATTACGGCACAACGTCAGCACCTGCACAGCCTGGAAGTAATCCAGTGGCTAACGCCTATGGAGCCAGCCAGCCGAAAGCAGACGGCACACACCAGCCTAATGTGTTCGATACATTCCATGATTGGTGGAACGGGACAAGCGACGCTAAAGACGTGAGCAGCTACGCGCAGAGCACCAACGGAGATTACTCTCCTGTTTCGATGTTGAAACAGAGTGCAGCAGCGCCAGTTAAGCCAGCCAATGCACCGATCATGCAGCCTGTAGTGTTGCAGAATCAGCTACCGGAAGGGCTCATCCATCTAACTATTTCTCCTGATCCAACGTTTGGAAACATGCTGAATGCTACCGTTGATCAGCGTATCAGTGATAACAATCAGCGTATGGTGTTGGCTGTTTCATCTGGACAAGGGACGGGGGGCTAAATGGCAACACCTGGAAGTCTAACAATCGGGGGGAGCGATGCCTCCCGTATCAATTCCACCTCGAATAGTAATAACAGCAGCGCTACCCGTACCAAAGGTGAAAATGGCTTCACCATCCTGGCATCTGTATATAATTCGTCCTCAGATAGCTACATTCAAAACTATCAAGCTATAGTGTTCGATGCCGTGACGGATACGGGAGTACGTAGACAGGCTGACATTACCAGCTATCCCGTTGAGAGCGGGGCAGAGGTGAGCGATCACGTTCAGATTAGGAATAATACATTCAAGCTATCGGGGATTATTTCCGAAACTCCGGTGAGGCTGGAAAAGGATTTGTTATACAGCGCTGGTGTGAATGGCACTCGTATCAGTCAAGCTATCGAATACCTCGATAAGATGTTTGACAGTCGCCAGCCCATCACATTAGTGACAGAGCACAAAGTGTACGAGAATGTTATTCTCTCCGGCATTTCCTACGATTATAAATCTGAATACGCGATGCAATTCGATCTTGAATTTGAACAGATCAGGCTTGTCAGTAAAGCTACAGTTAATGTGATTGCAACTAAAACGCAGGGAAATAAATCTGTAGGCGGTACGGTGAAACAGAAGGTGGTGAACAATGCACCTAAGAAAACCGAAGGTGATACGGTTACTACGGAGTTTAAGAAATAAGGGGCTTACGCCCCTTTTTTCGTTTCTGGAAAGATGATTTCTGGATAATCCACCATTTCCACATAGTCGGATAGCTCTTTCATGGAACACCCCGCGCTGTAGGTCTTGAATGCTTCTGTAGAAGCGGCTTGTGAAGAGTGCCCCGTGATATATCCGATCCGTTGTTCGGGTACTCCGGCACGGTCGAGACACGTGATAAAATGCCCCCTCAAACTGTGAAAGCACTGACGGTCTGTAGCCATAGGCACTACGCGACGCCGTAAGCGGGTGAATGCCTGGGAATAGAATGGTCCTTTCTTACCGTCTTTGCGTTCAATCTTGTTAGCCTGTGGTAACAGGTAATCTCCAGTGTTCAAACTCAGATAATAATCCACCATGCCGATCAGAAAAGCATGGATAGGAATGTGTCTAATCCCTGCCTTCGTCTTGGATTTGCTAATGTAGAATGTCCGTATCCCTTCCACCATAACGATCTCTTCTTTCTTCAAGCTGGCTATTTCGTCCAGCCTTGCACCAGAGAATAAACCGATCAGAATAACTGCACGTAGCTCTTCGTCTGCTTCGTTGAGTAGGGTAGATAGTTGATGCCATTCAAACGGCTGGTAGCTCTCAATGGTTCGACGTGCTTCGAGGTTGTGACCATGAAACGGGTTGAGCGGCGCTATAGCGTCGTAGCGACGTTTGGCGAACTCGTACAGGCTACCTAACGATGTAAGCCAGTTTTGCACCGTCTGGGGCGCTACATCGCGTTTCTGCTGTTCTTCTATGAAGTCTGTAACTAATCGGCGTCCAATCTGATCCAGACTGATATCAACTTTCCCAATACTCTGGAGAAACACCTCAACGGCTCGCGCTGATTTGCTCAGTGTGGAGAATGATCTCCGATCCTGGTATGCAGTAGCGTATTCATCTCGTAAGAAGCACAGATGAGGAATCGAACTGGCTCGCTCTTCAATCAATGGTTTATTCTTGTTCTTCCTGATTTGAGAGTGCAGGGAAGTGATCGCAAGCTGAATACGCTTATCCTCAGTATCAGGCTTGAACTGTTCTTTAAGGTTGTTCCACTCTACCAGCATGTGGTTACGGAAGTGACGCGCCTTGTAGATATCTCTTGTCCCTGTACTTTTCCGGTAGAGGCGTTTCCCGCCGAACATGTGGCGCATGTAAGACGGGATGTAGATTTGAAACTGCCATACACCGTCCGGTGAAAGATAAAGATACTCCTGGCCCTTGATTGTCATGAGACTGATCCTCTAAAATCTCGCAATCAAGTATCAATAATAGTTACTATGTTGATTCGATGATCGTCGCGTTGCGGAAATTATGAAACAGAGTTTCGATTCCCTTCGCCCGCTCCAAACACACTTCTCTCACCGTCTACTCAAGTCAATAAAACCCAGCAATCACAAGGCTTCCGCCGATATCTCCGTGTTTTGACGTAAACTAACGTCTACTCAAATCTATACATTCATGTGTATAGTAATGCGTATAGCCCGTGCTCTACACTTTGGAACTATACACAATGCCCCTCACAGACCTTGAAATCAGGCGTTCTAAGCCGCGTGAGAAGTCCTATACGTTGAATGATGGCAACGGGCTTTCTTTGCTCATCGAACCGAACGGATCGAGAGGATGGCGTTTCCGTTACCGTTTCGATGGTAAGGCCAAAATGATTTCGTTGGGTACTTATCCAGATGTAACCCTGAATGACGCCCGGCTAAAACGCGATGATGCCCGCAGGCTGGTTGCTGGTGGCATTAATCCCAGCGACGTCCGCAAAGAAGATAAGCTGGCGAAGCAGAGCCGCAATGAAAATACCTTCGAGGCGATCGCGCGCGAGTGGTACGCCAAGCGCATAGACCGCTGGTCTGAGTCCTACGGCGAAGAGATGATGAAAACCTTCGAGGCTGATGTTTTCCCTATTATCGGGCAGCGTCCGATCGCCGATATCAAACCGATGGAGCTCATGGCCGTTCTTTCGAAGCTGGATGAGAGAGGCGCGACCGAAAAGCTGAGGAAGGTGAGGCAGCGTTGCGGTGAGGTGTGGCGGTACGCAATTGTTACTGGCAGGGCTGTTTATAACCCGGCCCCGGATCTGGCCAGCGCGTTTGCTCCTCATAAGAAGGAGCATTACGCTTTTCTCGCCAGTGAGGAACTTCCCGAGTTCTTCCGCACGCTGAACACATATAGCGGCAGCTCTGTCGTGAAGCTGGCGATGCGTCTGCAAGTTCTTACCGGATTACGCCCAGGAGAACTGCGCCAGGGTGAGTGGGCTGAAATTGATTTTGATAAACGTCTATGGGAAGTACCACCTGCACGCATGAAAAAGCGACGCCCTCACTGCGTCCCTTTATCCCACCAAGCGATCGTCATCCTAGAACAGCTACGCCTCATCACAGGCAATTATCGGTTTATTTTCCCTGGTCGGATTCAGCACAGTAAACCAATGAGCGAAATGGCGATGAACGTCCTGATCCGTCGAATTGGATATGCCGGAAGGGTGACCGGGCACGGCTTCCGCCACACGATGAGCACCATTCTCCATGAGCAAGGATATAATACCGCCTGGATTGAAACCCAACTGGCTCACGTTGATAAAAACTCGATCCGCGGCACGTACAACCACGCCCAGTATCTGGACGGCCGCCGCGAAATGCTCCAATGGTACGCCGATTACATGGAGGCGCTGGAAAACGGCGGAAATGTAGTGCATGGAACATTTGGAAAAAGCGTTTAACTGTATATATAGACAGTGTTAATTGACAGTAGTAGACTTCTGTAGACTATCGTTAGCAGGAAGCTTTTATGCGAGAAAACATCCTCAACATGCCCCATCATCTTCGCCGACAACGTGTGGTCACTGCTGAGCAGGCTGCAATGGCTATGGCTGGCGTGTACAGTTGTTCACGCTTAGATGAGTTGAAAGCTAAATTCCCTCCTGAGATCTACAACATTGCTTCCAGTTACTTGAGGATAATTTTGAGTGCTGTAAACGCAGAAGAACTACATCCCAAGAGAACATGGTCTAGCTCACCTGGCGGAGATATCACTGGAGCTGATTTTTATTCCAATGATATTTGGCCTTGGGCTGTAAAAGAAATATCAGCTACAGATAGTTGGTTTGGATGTGATCCAGATAGCTCTAGCGAAAAGTACCAGCCTTTACGAAGCGTGTGGGGCGATTTTGCTGGTAAAGATACAGCGTTAAAACTGATCGCTGGAATGGCTATTGCGCTTGAAAAATCAGGTGGCAAATATGTTCGCGGTAAAAATTTGAACAAATCCGAAGTTGCTAGAAGTGCTTCAAGAAGCATATTGGAGCATGGCGATGGCATCGATGTGACAGATAAGGCATTGACTATGCTAATTAATGAAGCTCTGAACACATACGCTTCCAAATAGCTCGTAAGGATTTCCAAAAAGACGATCCTCAGGTTCTAAAACTTCTGGCCGTACTTCTATTTCAGTGGAGGCGCTGCTTCCAACTGATTTACCGTGACTTCCACAACTACCCGCATGTTTTTGCTGAAATATACCTCGTAGACCACATTAGACTTCGAGAGGTATATATGTCCCAATCCCTTATCCGCTTACCTGAAGTTCAGCGCAGAACCGGCTATAGCAAGGCTTGGATCTATCGACTCATGGCTGAGCAACGTTTCCCCTCATCCATAAAGATTGGTTCTCGAGCAATCGCTTTCATTGAAAGCGAAATTGATGAATGGATTAGTGAGCGCATTGAATCGTCACGCAGCCAAACGAACTGAGATTCCGTGAGCAGAGATAATTTGCGAGAGTTTGCACTTCGGATCTCGCAGAATAAGTTTGTCGCGACAGCTCACTAAACAATTCAAAAAGGTTAATGCCATGAAGAACAATTATGCCCGTCTGGGGCAGGGCTTCGCTCACCCTAAAAACTCCTTGCCTTGTTATTCAACTGAAGGGTATGCTTTAAAAACACCAGCAAAATCTGGTGTCGGGCGTGAGAACCCGGATAAGCAAAAGGCGATACCAGACGCCTATAGCGTCTTTTTTTGTGTCGTAATGCCAGTACATCTACATTCAGCGGGGAAGATCCGCGTCGAATCTATGGTGGCGCTGGCGGGGCAGCCGAAAGGCTGGCCGGTATCCTTTTGCACCGGTATTCTCACCCCCGTCAGTGTCACCACCCTTTATGAGCGTGAGAACTCAGGTGGTGACTCCAGTAAGCAAAAGGAGGCTGCCACATGGCTACTACCCCAACCCAAAAACTGCCCAAATTCACCTGGCTTTTCCTCGGCACGCCGAAAGGTCAGACGTGTACTCCCGTTGTTATCCGCATCATTGCCGACAGTGAGCAAGAAGCCCGCCGGTGGTATTCCCGCTGGGATCTTATCTTTGCCGCCAAAATTCGCTCTGAATGTTCGCTTTATCAGTACAGCAGCGGCGCGTTTGAACTGGATGTTGCGAAATTGGGAGGTAGCCATGTTTAACCTCCAGACCCTGACAGCAAAAGCACGCGAGCTGCGCGGTAACGTGGTGAAAGCCACTACCACGAAAGGCACCCGCACCATGACCCCTGTTTATGAACGGGAAGAGCAGCGCAAACTGCGCGAGCGCATCCAGCAGACCCAGCCGGACTGGGTTTTACTCTGGTGGGATATTGCGACTGTTACCGGCTGGCGTACCAGCGACGTGTGCAATTTCCGTTACTCGTGCATCAACTGGGAAACCGGCATTGCAACAATCATCGTAGCGAAGCAGACCAAAGCAGCGGAAGCCAGAGCGACCCGTAAGGGGATCGAGATTGTTCGCCAGCAGCGCAAGGACGCTGCCCGGCTTGCTGGCGATCACATTGCTTACATGCAATGGGATAGCGTGAGCTGCGACGAACTGGCCGCCGGCATGACGGAAGAAGAACAGGCGATCGTGTTTGAGCTGGTGGCAAAGGCTGAAGTTAAGCACGATACCAAACAGCTGCCGCCGGGCATCATCAAGCGGCTGCGCGAACGCATGGAGCGCAATCTTATCGGTGACGACCTGGTATTTTCCCGCAGCCAGATCGAAAGTAACCGTTGCCAGTCTCTGGAAGGTAGCGTGAGCCGCCAGACGATCTGGAAGAAACTGCATAACGTAATGGTATGGTTTACCCGCGTCGTAAACACGCGCCTGCGCCTGAGCGCCTATTCCAGCCGCAAAATTGCCGCCTTTAATCTCATGTCCGCCGGCGGCGAACAGGGCTTGCTGGTCGCCTCTGAAATGCTCGGGCACAGTAACCCGGCAATCACCCGAACTTACCTCCAGTTGGGCAGTAAGGCCTCCGCCATTCAATCCCGTCTGGCCATGGAGGTATCTGTATGAAAATGGTTATCCAATTTTGCCGTCTCGGCGCTTTTCTTGAGCACATATCTGAGCAATTAAATAGCGCACGATATTGTTTTTCCAGCCAGTCATTATGGGACGGGGAGGAGAAATCATGACTCCAGTTTACGATCTGGTTCGCCGGGCCGACGGCAAAAACGTTTTCAGTTTCCCGGCCGGCGGCCGCTATCTGGTGGACACGTCAAATGGTCTTCAGTCGATGCGTCCCCTTATGGACGACGAGATCATTTTTACGGTGGAGAGTGCCGCGCGCTTTCTCAAGAAAATTGGTTATCAGGTAATCCCGCCAGCAGCGTGAGGTAAAAAATATGACGATTAAAAATTCCGGCTTAGCTGCTGGTGGCCGCGCTCACCCTGAAATCAGGCCGGGCGATAAATGGAAGGACGGCCGGGGCAACATCGTAATTATCGAAAGTTACCGATTCGACAGAGTGACATATTGCCGTGAAGGGTACAGCTCACCGTGTTTTTGCACGCCAGAAAGACTGGTGCGGGAATTTGAATTTGTATCTTCCGCGCCGGTCGCCGGCGAAAAAGATATCGATCGAATTATGCGGGTGCAGGGCATCGAACGAATTCGGGTTATGCGGGAAATCATCAGGGAGCGAGGGAACAGAAAATGAAGAATGCACCAAACCTTAAAAAGCAGCCGGCGGATCTCATGGAGGAGTCAATTATCTTTGCCGGCGCTGATGCCTGGACGTTCGCCAAAGCATGGCAGGAAATGAACCCGATTGGCGACACGGTGCCGCCGGTCGTGCTGGATAAAAAGCAGCTGGCGGAGCTGGAGAATATCCGGATTGTGGATGATGGCCGGCTCTATGCCCGCGTTTGTCGTGGCGGGCATCTGACCGAACGGCAGATAACCATTCTCGCGACAAAGCTGGCGGTGGCCGGCGTGGAGCGCGCGCAATTCTACTCTGAAGGTTATCAGCTTCTGGAGGACTGGACGCCACAGCTGCCGCGCCTCAAAGCCGATGCGGAAGCCGGCAAAAGCATGGTGATCGGCAAACCGCTGAAGGATGTAAACCTTCGCGACCTGGCTGATAACGAAAAGGCGCTCATACTGGCCGCGCGTTACACCGGCATTGCGATCAATGAAAACAGCGAAGGGGTGTACGTCTACCGTGCCGGCATCTGGGAGAAAACGTCTCTGCTCGAGCTGAGCCGCGAAATGGTGGCTATCTACAACGAGAACAAAACCAATTTCAGCAAGCGCGCGATCAACAACGTTATCGACGCCCTAAAAATTGTTATCCCGGTAATGGGGGAGCCGCGGCGCAGCCTGATCCCCTTTGCAAACGGTGTCTACGATATGGAAACCGGCGTTTTCTCCGAACACAGCCAGGATAACTGGCTGACCAACCACAACGGCGTGACCTACACGCCGGCGGTGCCGGGCGAAAACCTCCGCGACCACGCGCCGAACTTCCATAAATGGCTAAGTTACGCATCAGATAGAGACGCAATTAAGATGCAGCGCATCGCTGCAGCGCTCTTTATGGTGCTGGCGAACCGGTACGACTGGCAGTTGTTTCTCGAGATAACCGGGGAAGGCGGCAGCGGGAAAAGCGTCTTTACCCATATCGCCACTATGCTGGCCGGCGCGCATAACACCGCCAGCGGGAACATGGCGGCGCTCGACAGCGCGCGCGGGCGTGCGCAGTTCGTCGGCAAGAGCATGATAACCCTTCCTGACCAGCCCAAATATTCAGGAGAGGGCACCGGGATAAAAGCGATAACCGGCGGGGATGCCGTGGAGATAGACCCGAAGCACGAGCACCAGTACACCGCCGTTCTGCGGGCGGTGGTTGTGGCCACGAACAACACGCCGATGATTTTCACCGAACGTGCCGGCGGCGTTTCCCGGCGCCGCGTAATTTTCCAGTTTAACCGGCGCGTCAGCGAAGAGGATAAAGATCCCGACCTGGCAGAAAAGATATCCGCTGAAATTCCGGTGGTTGTTCGCCGGCTGCTGGCAACCTTCTCAAACCCGGAAAAAGCGCGGGCGCTGCTGCTGGAGCAACGTAACAGCGAAGAAGCACTGGAGGTGAAACAGAAAACGGATCCCCTGTATGCCTTCTGCGCGCATCTTGAGCGCCTGGCCGACTGCGCCGGAATGCTGGTGGGTAACCGTAACCCGCCACACTATCCGCGCGTTTATCTTTATCACGCTTACCTGGCATTCCTGGAGGCCAATGGTTTCGACAAGCCTCTGACGCTGAATAAATTCGCAGAGGGGATGGAAAGCGCCATGCGGGAGTTTAATCACGAGTACCGCAAGGAGAGAAAGACCCGCGGCGTGGTGACGAACGTCGAACTTTCAGACAGTGCGGAGGACTGGCTGCCGCAGGCGCACCCGTTAGCTGAGAAAAAAGGATGAATGTTTAGCTAAATATGACGAAAGGTGTTCATAGTGTTCATTGATTGTTTAAATTTCAATTAAATCAATAAGATTTACTATGAACACCTTTGTGTAAGGTATACATAGGGTATTCATAGTGTTCATAGGTCATTTTACCTTTGTGCTCATTAAGTAAACAGAAACATGAACACCATGAACACTTGTAATCCCTGTATGTAGACCAGTGTTCATAGTTTAATACATTGTTTTATCTGTAATTTATCGCCTTTATGAACACCATGTATACCTTGAGTGCAAATTCTTTAAAACGCATCCACTCTTTTCGCGTTGTGCATCCCCACAATTCCATTAACATCATTTCATAAATCGCAATGATTAATGAGTTTGTTGCGATTAATGGAATTTTAATGATCCGCTTAAACAGGGGGCACTATGAGTAAGGTTAACGTAAAGCCCGTTCTGCTGAACGGGGAGCAGATTCAGGCCCTGAAAACCATTCAGGAGAGGGAGCGCCAGAAGTCGGGCATGGGGATCGCGCCGTCAATCCATGCTGTTGCGCGCAAGGTATTTGATGCAGGGCTATCAAAAATGGAGGCTGGCCAGTGAGCTACTCAATCAAAATAGGGAAACATAGCATCGAGCTGGCAGGTTATGCCGGTAAGGTTGTTGCGCCAAATACTCAGATGGCCGCTTTATTCCGTGGTATGGCGGGCGAACTCACCAGCCTGAGGACAACGGCGCAGCAGGCCGAAGCTGAGGCGGATTTGCTGGACGTTATCCGCAACGATCCGGATCTGAACGAACAGGCAAAAAACCGCAGGGCAGGTGAAGCCCGGAACCCGGACACGCTCAAAGACTTTACCCGTGGGGTGGCAGCGGTAAGCGAGCAGGCCGCAAACATTCTCGATTACCTGAAGAACAGGCTCGCTCCGGTTAGTCCACTGGCATCTGATGATGTTCAGGGATTCATGCGTGACAGTGAAATGCGTCAGGCATTCGCCCGACTGGATCGCCGCAGCCAGGAAAAAATGTTGCTGTCGATGCACAGTGGAAAGCATCAGGAGCTGACTGACGCCTTATTAAGGGCGCACGCAGTGTGTTCGGGACTCGATACGGAACAGCTAAAACGCCTCGGCTTCTCCCGTATCGCATCAGAGAACGGGCAGGTGATTAGCGCTGTTGCCGATCTGGTCGATGCGGTGAGAAAAGACGTCGCACAAATTACAGCCGTACGAACCTGGTATAACAATCTCGTTTACGGGAAGAACGACGATCCATCAGAAGTTCTGCCCCGCATGACCGGCCTTGATCAGTTAAGCGAACATGTCAGCGCGATGCTCAAAGGCAGCCAGCGGCAGAAACATTCAGAAGAGAAGCAGGCCGCCTGAGGGTGGCTTTTTTCTGCCCAGAGGGAAACATCACGATGCTGTTAAGTAAATCAGCCTACGCCAGGCATATGGGCGTCAGCCGGCAAACTGTTTACGGCTGGATAGCCCGCGGTGAAATTGTAATTTCAGGCGATAAGGTGGATGTCGAAGCATCGCAGGCTAAACAAAATTCTGCTGGTGCTGGCGAACACCAGACTGAAATGACGTGGGCGCAGGCCGCTGCATTTGTATGGGGGCGTGATGGCAGTAAAGAGCTGCCAGCCGGTGCGGATGCTGGCGAACGGGTCAGGGCTGCTGCCAGCGAGCTGGGTTTCGATGTTCAACACGAACCCGATGATCTGCAGCTGATACTCTACCGACAGGATGAGGAAACCCACACTTTCTGTGGCAACGATCGTGCGGCCGGGGCGTTGCGCTTCCTTCGTTCCGAACTGGCCTACGTTGCCGCAATGTTCCCTGATACCCCGGATGACTGGAACGAAACAGGGTTGACAGCGCTCTGTTTGCCGAAGGGCGAAAAACTGTAAACCTCCCGCAAAAAGAAACCCCTCTGACTTGACACTTTTCGCGAAAAACAGGGAAAAGTGTCAACCCAACCTCACGGATCCTGACGTCCACGAACAGCAGCTGCAGCCCGAGTGTAAAGGGCTGATACTGAGCGTTGTTAATGCCAGGCAGGTTGTTAGCTTTTGTTAGTCCTGATACGAAGCAGGGCAGGTGTCAAGCTGTTATGGTTTGTTATGCCTTACTAGGGAAAACTAGGGGTAAAGTGTCAACCGCTACCGCTTCAGAAAACTTCAGGTACACGAACTCGTGAAGGGGAGGTGTTAAGCACACCCCCTTTGCAACCATCTCGAGCCTCTTTCAGATCGATGTTCCAGTTTACAGGTAAGCTGGCGTTCAGATTGAGTTGTCAAAAGTTGTCACCAACCGGCACAGCCAGTGGGTAATTGTAGTTAAACGCGCTCTAAGTTACAGTTGATTCAATTGGTTAGGTTGAGGGTTGCAAGTTTATCTAAACCGTTCAATTAGTTTCTTGAGCAAACGCAGAAACAATCAAGTTATAAAAGAGCACTTTGTATGAGAAAAGAAGTATTTGAGCTTGTAAATTAACCATAATATCTATTATATTTTTGGATGGGTCTTTTTATGAGTAAGTATTTGCATACGTAAACAATACACATAACTGACTAAGCTTTTAATTTTTCATAGTTGGCATTCGAGAATAATATAATTTTAGAGGTGTGATGAATGTGGGAAAAAGATGGCTTCAAAAATGAAAGTGATGTTGAGCAGAAGTTTATTTATCCGTATTTAACATCTCCTTTTCCATATGGACTTAATTTGCCCAGCTCAGTAATTCAAACAAAAGTTAATGTTAGAAGATTTACTATCGGCAAAGGTAATGAAACGAAGTTATATTATCCTGATTATTTAATTGTTGTGGCTGGTTTACCCTTGGTTGTAATAGAGGTTAAGGGACCATCTGAAAATTTAAATGAAGGATACAGACAAGCGAGACTGTACGCCACGGAGCTAAATGCTCTTTTCGAAACAGGTAATAATCCGTGTAAGTTTGTAATTGCGAGTAATGGCATTGATTTTTGGTATGGCCCAGCCGATCAAAATGAACCAAAACTGAAAGTTAAAGTTTCAGAATTATGCAATTACACTGAGGCGGATGCAGAATTACAAGAAGTATTTTCGTGGGATAAAATTGAAGAGCTTGCCAATAGTATTTCCAAAGAGCTGAAAAACGAAAGTTACTTTAAACCCAGGAGGTTGATGGGAGGGGTGGCGTTTCAGAATGAAGAGGTTGGGAAAAACACCTTTGGCGCAACGTTAACAACTTCGATATCCTCAATTTTTAATCCTATTACCAATGCGGATAAAAAGTTTATAGCCCAATACGGATATATTTCCTCTAAGAAAAGAGAGCGGTATGTAGAGCCTATCGATAAAGTTATTCGCGCTGCTCGTCCACCAAGCGAAACAAATGCGTTGTTAATAGAAGATACTAGTAGACCTGATGAAATATTAGACCGGTTAAGAAACCAAAAAGAGTTAGAGCATCAGGTTATGCTTATTATCGGTAGTGTAGGTTCAGGCAAAACTACTTTTGTCGATTATTTACAAGAAAAAGCCCTGCCAAGATCACTACTTGAAAACGTGGTTTGGTGCCGGTTCGATATGAACAATGCACCTGTTTCACCAAGTGAAATTTATATATGGCTTAAAAATAAAATTATTGAATCTTGTAAAAAGTCCATCCCCGGCGAAGATTTTGAAGATATTGATGTTATTCGAAAGTTGTATCATGCTGAGATAAATGCTTTTGATAAAGGGGTTGGTAAGTATTACTTACAGAGTCCTGATATTTATCCTGTAAAATTGGCTGAGTATATACAAGGCTTGCAAAATGATTTAGACAAAACAGTTAATGCATTTATGAGATACTGCTGTGGAAACAGAAATAAGCTAAGCCTCATAGTGCTTGATAATTGTGACAAAAAGACACGAGACGAGCAGTTGTTGATGTTTGAAGCTGCTCAGTGGTTGAAGTCCGAGTATAAATCATTGGTTATATTGCCATTAAGGGATGAGACCTATGATAATAACAAAAATCAACCTCCCCTTGATACCGCACTAAAAGATATGGTATTTAGAATTGATCCACCCATGTTTCAGCAAATTCTAGTAAGAAGAGTACAGTTAGCTTTGGATAAACTAAACTCTAATTCTGGAGAGAAACTTAAATTTAGCTTGCCTAATGGTATGCAAGTTGAATATCCTCGGTCAGATCAAGCCTATTATCTTACTTCTATTGTTACATCTCTTTTTGAGCACGATCGGTTTGTTAGAAGGATGATCGTAGGGCTTTCAGGTCGTAACATGAGAAATGCTTTAGAGATATTTCTCGAGTTCTGTAATAGCGCACATATTGGAGAGGATCAAATATTTAAGATTAGGCAGTCACAGGGGCAATACACATTACCATTGCACCAAGTTGCTACCGTTTTAATAAGGATGAACAGAAGGTTTTATGATTCTGACAATTCCTACATAAAGAATATTTTTAGTGCTAATAATGAAGATTCCAATCCTAATTATTTCACCAGATATATGATTATTAAATGGCTAAGAAGAAAGTTTTCTGAGGCAGGAACGGAAGGATTCAAAGGCTATTTTACTAAAAAGACCTTAAAAGATGCATTAACTGGGCATGGCCTCACGCCGAACTTACTTGACAGGGAAATAAATTATCTCTTATCAAGTCGTTGTATAATTGCAGAGCATTTAAGGTTAGATTATGTTGATGATGAAGATTTGATAAAATTAGGACCAGCGGGCTTTGTTCATCTTGATTTAGTAAGCAATGTAAGCTATTTAGCTGCTATAGCTGAAGATACTTATTTCAATGATCGTTTTATGGCTGAAAAAATAGTATCTCGAATTAAAGAGGTAAATTCACATCTTCATATTCAAAATACAGTTGATAATGCTTCTGACTTGGTTGATTTTTTATCAGAAAAAAAGGGTCAGTTAACACCACCTAATGGCTCATTCTTATTAGATGATACATTTGATGAGCTTACGGATATTAGCGAGGCTCAAAACGCCGTCGCAAGAGTTCGAATTAATCAATCTTGGGATCCTTGGTTTGATGCACATAAAAGGTTGCCTCGTGGTTCAAGACACCAAGTTAGTCTCACAAATATAGTTAAATATGGATCATTTGTAGAGTTTAAAGATGGCTTAGTTGGTTTGGTCCACAATTCTAAATATAATGGCATTTTGCCAAATATTGGTGATAAAGTAGAAGTTGAAGTCATTTGGGTTGATGCTGTGCAGAAAAAAATGAACCTTTCGCTAATATCAATCCTGCAAGAAGATGCCGGTGATTTATTTGAGAAGTGATTTTACAGCTAGGGTAAGTTTCTCTTACCCTAGCTGTAATCGTGATCTTCAGGTGTGCTATACAATTAATTAGAATGTCAATTTTAAATCGCTTTTTTGATGTTTCCTTCATTTAAATTGCTTATGTTGATTGAGTGCTATTTGTTGAGCCTCATTTTTCCAAGCTACGGATACAATCGGCGATCTCAGTGTGAAGTGGTGCCAGGGTGTGTATAGGAATGTGTATAGAATAATACTTATAACTTAGCTATTCTGCGGTTTTACTGGCTTGCCATGGTTTGTATTATTCCCTTCGCCCGCTCCAGAATTTCCCCAAGTAGAACCGTTCAAAAACTTTCTTTATTTCAGTAGGTTGCTCAGTAGCGCTGACTAACTTGTTTAGGCGTTATGTCCTGTAGAGCATTGACGTCCTCCCTGCACACGAAATGCAGGTAACCCTCTGACAGTCTTATGAAATCGCTGTGCTTCGCTTGTCTTCTAACCTCTAAGGGGCTTAATGGTTTCTGTTGTCTAAAACCAGAAGAGAAAGAGCCAGCGTGGCAGCTGGCTATGTTTTTAGTATGGTGATGCGGTTAAATAGACAGGGACGGAGTAGATCGAGCCACCTGCCAGATAATCCGCAGGGCTGTGAAAGGTGTAAATGGTTCCCTTCACGGAAAGGTAGATCGCGTTATTCTCGACCTTCTTCAATGCATCTTTGTCCGTGGTGATCATGAAAGGCTGGTGATCGTTCTCCAGACTCGCCATAAACGCTTTATCATCTTTGGTTACATCATAGAGATAGAAACGGTAGGAAAAGCCTGTGGTGGCTCCTGCACTCGCTTCTGTGATGTAAAGATTAGCCAGATTGTTAACTTTCACCTTCTTAATAATCACTTGCTCAAGTGGTGAGAAGTGCAGCAAGTTGTATATCCCATAGGCGACAACAGCCAACAGGATCAGAAGTAGATACCGCTTCTTAAAAACCTGTGCGTTTTGCATAGTCGATACCCGCTCTTATCCAGTACTGGTCGTTAGGATCATCACCGTAAGGCGTTGAGCCAAACCAATCACCAAAAGCCGGATCCGTTGTTTCTGCGCGGCTTTGCGCCCATCCTGCGCCTCTAAGTAATACTTCGCCGGAAATCCCCGCAGCGTGGCCAACAGCACCATAATGGAAGTTTCCGAAGCTCTCGAACTGTCTCCCGTGCTGTTTGTAATCCCACGGACCATGGCCTCTTACCTGCTGATAAAACCATGCATAGGTAAGGGCTGACGGGCCGCGGTGAAAGCGAGCCATCATCATATTATTGACGATATTCACACCTGGCGGGGCGAAAGATGACACATCAAAAGGCGGATGAGGTGATGCTGCTAATGTTGGGTATCTCACGCTTGCGCTCTCTCATTCCATGCATCGGTAAACTGAACGTTGCCATCGCAGTATTTCCACGTGATTTTTTCATAGCGAAGTTCTACACACTCGAGGTGGTTGTGCTTCTCTTTGGTCGGATCTTTGGTGTCGTGCATCACTGGAGAAACGCCGACAACTCTCACACTTTCAAGCAGGATGTTGAAGTATTCCGCTTCCTGTCCTGCGTCGTTGATCTTATACCATTTGAACTCAGCAGATTTAAGCGTCTGACCAGTAGCAACAGCTTTATAAAGATAAGGGGAGGAGCTATCAAACTCTTTTTGAATTAGCACGGCAGAGTGCTTGCGGGTTCCTGTGATCTTTCCAGTCATTAAGTCCGTTGGAATGCTGAGATTATGGGAAAATCCAGTGATCTCAATGCTGCCCTCACGATCCTGAACATCTACAGACCCTTTAATATCTGCGCCACCGTCATCTTTAAGCCATAGGTAAGCTGGAATAGCCATTTTCACTTTTTCCTCATGCTGTTATAAAAAAAACCATAGAGAAAGTGTACCTATATGTGAGAGGGCAATAAACTATTAAATCTAACAAAATCATTAATTTAAATGTGATTAAATTTGAGTTAAGTTAAACTAAAGGGAAGGTAGGTATTGCACCCTCTCGATTATTGCAAAGCCCGTATGTAATCTGGCAAGGCTTTCAATTGGCTATCTTTCATCGCCGGAACAGGAATACCCCTATCAGTCTTTCCTGTACTGGCGTACCTGCTTCCCCCTTTCGTTCATTGTTATGATCGGTTGTCGGCATAACACGCTAAGTTGCACATTTCCTGTACCCTGGATACCCTGAGATTAATCCTAATAACTCAAGGGTGAGTAT